TCCAGCAGCTCCATGCAGACTACCGCATCGAATTGCTGCGCTTCGCCCTTATAGTTGGTTATCGCAGTATCCTCATCGCCTACCCTAAACTCTACATTCTCAGGATGCAGAAACGCAGGCGACCCGTCGGGCATGTGCGACGCCTTTAGCTCGTTGCAACAGCGAATCAAACTGGGAGATACGTCCAAACCAACCACGGTAGCAGCAGGTAAGTGATTGGACAGAGAACGGACGTATCCCCCATGCGCGCAGCCGAAGTCCAGTATGCTTTTAATATCTGGATGCTGGTCAATAAACTCCAGCGCCGCCTTTAGCCGTGGCTCGGTATCGGCCCAGAATGCCGTACGGTAATCAGCCGCTTCACCGCCTGAACGCTCTTCGTAGAAACGCACAATGGCCTGATGCTGCTCGTCAGCGTCCTTTATCCGCATGAACGGCATGAATCGGTCGCAGTATTTGTCCACTGCCTTATTCAGCACTGGGTCGTTATGTTTCTCGGCATACTTCTGCGCGGCCACCACGTCGCTGTTAAAGATAAAGTGCTTCATCATGCGCTTGGTGTCGCTGGACTTCTTGCCGATAATATCGTGAAACAAATCCGTCCACTCTTCGGCCACAGGCCGCCACTGCCATTGCTCTGCACGATTGCGCGCCTGTTTGCTTAGCGCCTCCCAACGCTGATCGTTGTGCATCAAGTCAATTGTTTGGTCCACAAATGCTTTCACGAATTGCGGTGTGACAGGCTTGAAGCCAGGATCTATCGGGTCACCTACAGCGCCGAGTGATCCGTCATCGCGTATCAGTACATGAGCGCCCGCGCACGTTTCAGGGCATGCTGCCTTCCACGGCCCAATCATTACCGTGCCGCAGCCGGCCAACTCCATTGACGATATGTGCGATATTTCTTCGAAGACGCTGCTATACAGAAACAACCGCGATTGTTTGTAGTGGCGATACAAATCCTTTTTGCCTAAGTTGCCAAGATTGACAATCGTGTTGCCGTACTGTGCGGCGACAGCATTCAATTCCTCATATAGCGGTAGTGTGGTCGGGTCCGAATAACGCGACACGTAGAGGCGGGCGCGCGGCTCGCGCTTGAGGATCTCAGGCCATACCTGCGTTAAAAGTATGTCCAGCCCTCGCTCAGGCCGCGCGGTGTATAGCAGTTTAAAGCGGTCCCTCGGCTGCTCTGGCACACTGTCAATCAAGTCCAAGTCAATGCCGTTGCGCGTTAAATGGTAAAGTGAGTCAGGGCCACCGTGTACCTGCTGGTACTGGCGCTTCATGAATTGCGACAATAAAAAGATGCGGTCGATATTCCACGCCACACCGCCAAATTGGCTAGGGCCTGTCTTAGTGGCCAAATCGTGCTGCCAGAGAATGTTGCATTTGGACGGGTAGTCGAATTGAAACAGCATGGGCTGGCGCTGAATCAACATAACGTCGCAAGGCGTAGCGCGCGCGTAATCAAAAAAGCCTTTAGGAAATTGTGCCTGCTGGCCTGCCGGCCCTGGCACCCAGCCCATCGGCTTGAATACCACGTCGTCTACTTCGTGCTCGGCTTCGGTATTACAGAATAGATTGACGTTATGGCCCAGGCGGGCCAATTCGCGGGCGGCTTGGAGTGCAGCGGTTTCGCTACCGCCGATTGCCTCCCCGCTGGATATAGTGCGGCCCGACATCGGCATGCCAAGGCAGCAAAGCGTAATGTCTAGGTTGTATCTCACAAACACTTCTCTCTGTTTTTTTCTGCAAACACACTTAGAAACCCCGCGGCGCAGTGTCACCTATCAATACGGCCGTGGCTGCGCCTTGGCTTGAGCACGGCGTGAGTGCTACCTCCACAACCGGGCCGAATAACAATGAATCAAAATTGTTGCCGCCTGAACTGATCGCACTTGTAGACGAAACCGCATAGACACCAGACGTTGCGCCCGTGCGCACTCTTAGCGTCGCACTGCCAATGACTGAGACAAAACCTGTAAGGCGGGAATAACCTGCTACGGGAAAGACACCGAGGACTACACCATCGCTGCCCACCACCGAGACTGCGGTGTTATTGAGTAAGGTTCTACGGCGTGCGCGGGCCACATTGTGTCCTTATGGGCGCGAGACGACTACCCAGCCAACCGGCAAATTGGCTGCTGGTGCTACCGAGCCAGCCATCGAAATGTTGAAACCGCCAGCGCGTATACTCGAAACCATTACACCCTTAACGCTATCGGTTAACGTGCTCGCATACATTTGCGGCGTTAAGATAACCACGCTGCCACTTTTAACCGATGCCGCGCCGACTGACACGGTTGTCGTGCCTGAGCCGACGGTAGCAACGCCGGCCATGCCCGCAAGGCCAACCAGGCGCCCAGCCCGTGTGCTTAGAAATCGCTCTTTTCTACGCATCTTTTTTCTCCTGCCTTAGCGAGACAGACGGCGTTCCGCCCGCCTTGCGCACATCGCGGTCAAGCCTGCGTACCATGTCCTCTAACTCGCCTATGCGCTTGGCCTGCTCATCACATAGAAGTTTCAACTTGCCGTAGGCTTGCTTCATGTCACTGGTATTGTGGACGCCAATGACTTTAAGAAATGAATCAGGGTCGCGGAAATCAACCTGCGCCATGCAGTCATTGCCGTACTTCGACTTGGCGTACTTGCGCCCAAGGCTAGATGAGTGGCGGTCCAATAACGGCTCGCCCGGCATGACGTGAAAGCGCTCAGTCTTGATTTCTTTCGCGTAGACCCACTTCATATCAAGCACAACCTACGATCAGATAACCCAAGTCAGGACCGACCGTCTTTTCGTCCTGAAACATATGGACTTCAACGGATTCGGTTTTCGGCCTGCGGTTGTCGTATCGCTCCGCGGCCAGTGCGCCAGGGAATCCTGCTGGGGTCCATCTAAAAGTGTAGCCGTGCGATGGCTCAAGCAAACCAGGTGTCGGGTTGACATACAGCATGACGCAGCTCGTGCTCCAGATGTCGGCATATGTAGCAGTGCCCGCGCCTTCAGCCGTTGTGGTCTTTTGTCCGCGCCCAACTAGGATGCGGTCAAAGCCGAATACATTGGCCACCTGCGATTCAGTCACGCCGCCGCCGCCCACGTTGTCACCCTTGCCGCGAATGAAGTCGATCACGTCAGGGTGCTTCATGAAGTTGATCCATGACGGATGCGAGAAAATCACCACATTGGGCATGTAGCCCGATGCGCGTCTGATAGCATTCACGCCTGTGTAAATATCATCGACAGGCGTTGAGTTGTCGGCGTCACCCCATGTGGCGGATAGTGCGGTGCTCGACGTCATATTCGTGGTGGTCGTGAGCGTTACCGCTTCACGGTCTTCCCACGCTAGATTGAGTCCGCTCACTACGCGCCGGGTTGCCGATTCACGGATATTCAAGGATGCGTCGGCGTTTTCCAGGTCTTCGTAGGGTATGTCCATTGCGAGGGCGTAATTGCGAATCGAGTATGTGTCACTCGACACATCCATTGCGATTCGGTTCGCCTCCATGCCGCGTGCACGGACAGCGTTATGCACCCTCATATTTTCCGCTTTAGACCAGACGTAGTAAACGCCCGTCTCTTTATCCACGTTTACCACTGGATAAATGAGCGGTGCGATTAGTCCTTGCGGCTCGTAGTTGATTGAGATGTTGCTCAGCGGGACGTCGATATGTAAATCACGGCCCGTAGCACCCGCATACGCTCTGGCATCGCCGCGAGATACGTTGCTTGGTAGTATTCCGTCCATTGGATTCCTCCGTTTAGCTAATTCGCTAATTAAGCTCCGCCCGCGCGATACGGGTTAATAAACGCTTCGGCAATTAGTCCGCTATCCGCGCCCGTCACCAGATAGCCATACTTCCACTGCCCACTATTGGTCGCCGTAATGCCCCATCCGCCAGAGCCAGCCGCGATCTCGGTGCCCGCACCCAGCGATGACGAAATGTAAAGCTTGGTGTTGCCTTGGTTGACAACAGCCGCATGCTCGGTGTGCTTGGGCTTATTCTGCAACACGCCTTCAGCCTGTCCGCCGCTGGCAGGTAGGTAAACGTGTATGCCATCGGGTGACTTCGCAACAAACTTGAACTGCAGGCCGGATAAATCGCCGCTGGCCACGCAGCTAATACCGTCTCTTGGTCCTCTGACTACAGCCATAGTAGCCTCCTGTTATAAGTTTAACGGCGGTTTAATTCCGTGTCGTGTTGTACTTTTGCGCCAATACGGGATTTTTGCGCTGTGTCTGCCTGAATGCATCGCTGTAAGAAATCGTCTTGCCGTTGGCGGACTGCTCTTCCTGATATTTCTTGGCAAGGCGGTCCAACTCCGCGCCTGGATCGTCCAGCGGCTCCTCGCGTGACTCTGGATCTTCGCCGCCCTTGCTGAATGTCTTGAATATCGAGTTGCGACTTTCAAATAGCGACTCGAAGATTTTAGCCGGCGAGTCCTCTGACTCACGCACCTTACCGCTGCCGCTCTCGTACACTTTCACCTTATCGGCCTCGTCGGGTATCCACTCGCGCAGCGCCCGCACGCGACCCTCTTCGGCCGGGCTGATCTTGCCCGCCTCTTTCATATTTGAAAGCCAGTTCTGGATCTGCTCGCTGCGTTTCTCCAGTGCCAGCTTTCTCACTTCGGCCCGCAAGGCTTCGGCCTCTTTTTCCTTTTCAAGCTTACCCTCTTCGCGCGCCTTGATGACGCGGTACTCGTACTCTTTCTCTTTTTCCGCCGTCATGGCGTCCACGCGTTGCTTGATAAGCTCGTCAAGCTCTTCCTGACTCACAGTGATATTCTTGTCGGCCATACTGCCTCCCTTGGGGCTATAAGATTTCGATTTTTGTTTATTAGCTGACTCCGCGGTAGATGACCCGTGACACTCGATCTTGAGGGCATTACAGAACGCACCTGGATCGACACCCTTGCCTTCCATGTGGCCCATGCAGCGGGTGCGAAACCCACTCGCCTCGCCAAACTTGTCGCACATGCCCTTGATGGTGTTCTCAGGCATGTTCATGGCGAAATGAAACTCGCCCGCCTTGTCGTAAAACCCGACCTTGACTTCGCTAAGGTTGGCAAACTCCATCCTTTTGGCGCACGACTCGCAAACCTCGCTCATCTCGGCGTGCGTCAGCCACAGTTCGTCTTTGGGATGATTATGAAAAACGAGACGCTTGCTCCTATCCCAACTAAACACCTCATCATCGGTGCGGGAGACAGTTGGAGGTAGAGTCGCTGGCTTCGGCTCTATCTCCAACTGGGCAAGGCGTATCTCATTGTTGTTTTCGTCGTAGCGCAAATACGCGCCGCCTTCAGATCGAGAATACAGCAATTCTATTTCTTTAAGATTGGTGAGTGCGGGAATGTCGGCGCCGAGAAAGGCAATGGACTTGAGCACGCGCGGATATTTCGTGCCGGCGTCGGCGTAGTTCCAGTATATTTCTGACGATACGCGGCTATAAGCGCCCTTCTTAATCAGGTCAGCAAATCGCCTTGGCACCTTGGTCAGATCGGCTAAGAGTTTCTTGCCGCTACGGTAAATCTTGGTGGCGTAGCCTAGTGCTGGTGCACCGAATACCTTGCGTGCCTGGTCGGCTAACTCCTGCCCGTCCGCATGGCCTGCCTTGACCGTTGGCTTGAACCCCACCTGATCAAAAGCAGACACCATAGCGTCAAGGTCGGCTTCGCTGTAAACATCATTGTTGAATGTGCCCGCAGCAAAGATTTCAAGTCCGTTGATGTCTATGGTTGGTGTTTCTTCAGGCATTACATAAAACAAAAGGGCGACGGAGAATTAAAATCTCACATCGCCCTTGCTTTCGACTGATCGCGCCCGCTAAGGCGGCCAGGATGTAATCGGGTCGTTTTAAGTTATGTGATTGTTACGCCTTAGCAATGCGTTTTGCAAGCACTTTCTATCTCCGCTCCAAAAGCGCCCACCCCTGCCCGCTTTCGCGCGTGACAAAATCATCCACATTCACCTGATCCCGCACCGCATACACAAATATTTTCTCAGCCGCGTTCAAGTCACCATTCACCAGCGGCAGCACGTCACCGCGCACCACAGCCAAGTCATAGGCGCCTATGCCGTTTTTGTCCGTGCCATAATCGTAGACCTGCGCCACGTCGGCTAGCTTGTGCGTCTTATAGGCACGCTCGAAATATAAGGCGGCATTTTGTGGCGCGGTATCCCAGCGGCAAATCACTTTAACCTTGCCGTCCAGATTGCGCGCGACCGTGGCCAGCAAAACTGTGCTGCGGCCGCCTTCGGGCCAGTTGTCCAAGAATGTCGCGCCCTGCCGGCATTGCATGGCTATTGTGTAGAGTTTTAGCGCGGCGTCGGTGGTGAGAAAGCCAGGATGATTGCCCAACTTGCCGTAGACTATAGGA